AAAGCATACTTCTTAAAGTACTGTTCATTGTAGTAATCTGTATCCTGCTTGTACTTGTATTCAAAGTATCTACCATTTAGTTCACTCATAGGCTTTAACCTATAAGGCTTCGACCTATCAAAGATATATGACCAGTCACGGGATGTTATAGAAGATGATTCAAGTAGTAGTGCATTTGTTTGGTCTACTAAAAACAAAGTAGTGAAGTCATCTGTAACAAGCAGTTGTAAAGCATCTTCGTAATAGTCGATATATGGTATTATGTCTACGTGTTTATCCTTATCTGATGATTCGATAACGTACAGATAAAACATCTTTACTATCGAAGAAAAGAAATCACGTTGAAACACGCCACGTGGAACAGTGTCGTTAATCTGAATAGTTTCACCATATCCGACTGTTACATACTGTGGTGTCGAAGATGTAAGTGTTAGAAATCCTTCATTTATCGTTACACCTAAACCACGGATATCTGTAGATATGTAAACACTTAATGTATCATTCTGATTGAACGTTTGATTAGTTAGTTCAACAGATACAGATATGATATCTCCTGCATTTGCTGAATTCGTATGCGTATAAATTGAAGTACCGTTCTTACGTACTTGTATATCAAGATAAGTGCCACCTTCATTAACTTCACCTTGTAACTCTACATACAATGTACCTACAAAAGGTGTGGCACTATTGTACGTAAATATAGTGTCAGGTGCATTAAGGCTGAAGTCTCCTATATTTACTTCAGTCCATGATATGTTACCGACATTGGTATAAGTTGCAGCATCAGCATTTGCCCTTAATCCTAAAGATGTGAAGTTGCGTATGCTTTTTTGGTTATTAGGAATAATAAGCCTTCTGAATAGTTGACTACTGAAGAAATCACAAGTATACGTGTATCCTGCTGATGTAATGATACGGTCTACTATATCCTTCACATACAAAGCAGGACGCATTGCCCTAAAGTCCCAATCATCTTTGGTAGCAGATACGTTTCCATAGTCAATCAATGGAAAGTATAAACCACTGCCCGGATAATAGCCTGTAACAGTCACACCGCTAACCTGTACACCGCTTGCATAGTTCCATGATGCTTCTATGTTTGCTACAGTCCATTCTGTATCATATGCACTGAAATCTATATCTTCTATCTTGCTATTACCGATACTTTGAATCAGTCCACCAAGTTCACCGAAGATAGATATTTCGTATTCAATATTTCCGTTATCTACGATGATTTCAAGTAGTCGTAACGAACCTTTAAATATCTGCACTCTGTCAACGTACACCACACACTGGGCAGATTTCGAAGCATTGAAGTTATACCCTACATTCCTTGCAGATTGATCGTAGAAGTTTTCGCTTCCGAATTCAAATAGATATCCAAATTGTTTGTTATTATTTGCAGTTCCGGGAATAACGATAGTTTTACTAAAGTTCGTTTCCCTTGATGCAAATTCACTAATATCATCAATCTGATAGGTGAACTCACATGATATATCTTCTGTAAGATCAAGCCTTCTACCTTCAACAAATATTTCAGTTCTCATCTGTACTGGCTATTTACCTTCTTTGAATAGTTCACATCTAAAGTAAGGTTGAAAGTCTTATCTACGTTTCTAATCTTCTGTGACCAGTTGTTAGTGCCAATGGTTACGGGATAGAAATAACCTGACTTTTCTAAATATACTTCAGGTGACATGATAAGTTCACGTAACCAGTTATGGTCAGTTTCAGTTAACCAATCAGAAGTTAGCCTAAATACTACAGATTGATTTACGCTAAACGTTCTTACACCTGCGTAGATTCGCTTATTAGCATCATACCTTGACATTGTATCAGATGCGAATTCCCACCCCGGTCTATCGTAGTTCTTACGTTCAGCAGTACTTTCCTGTTTGTTTACAAGTCTGAAAGTATAAGTATCATAACCACCCAACTGATTAAGAAAGTGAAGTGTTTCAACCGTGTATTTGCTGCATGAATTATATACCGTTATAGTTTCCTGTTCATTAACTCTTACAGTATATTTCGTGAACGTTGATGGTATGATAGTGCTACCAAAGTAAGTATTAATAGCGGCAGGTGAAACATCGAACATGGTGAATTCATCCACTAACTGTGTTGAACCATTTTGAAGTGTTCCACCATCTACGGATACTTTTAACCTTATTGCTACATCCGGAAACCCGATATTCAAATAAGAAATGAACAACTTTTCTGTATAGCCTACGTAAAGGTTATTTCTGTCTCTATTTGTTAACCACTTACCATCAAATGAACCAAAGTAATCTGCTGACCAATCACGGAACAGTGGGTTATAGTAGTTATATGCTTTATAGTTCGCAGTAGTCAGATTGGTATATAAAGTACCATCATACTCTTCACCATACTTGATGGTGTATGCTACATATATATCATTACCATCGTAATTAAAAGCAGTTTGTGTAGTAGATGGTTTGAAGTAAGATAGCCAGTAGTTTCGGACTATATTAGCCGCATTGAATGCTACACTATCTTCGACAGGATCGGGAAATAGTTTGATACGTGCGACTATCGTAGATGATATGTAGATATCAAATACGTATTTAAAGTTAGCCTGTCCTGTATTATTGGATGATGCAACAAACCATAAATCATCATGTAGTGATGGATTCGTTCCGGGTGTTTGCAGTACTGTGATTGCCATACACCCATAAATAGATATATCAAGGTTTGTTACCCTGAATTATCTGTACCTGAACATCCACACCTATGACATTTGCGACCTGTTCAATGAACTTTACCCCGTAAATTGATGTGATAGCTTTATCGAAGTATCCGCTATAAGGTAGACCACGCTTCTTAATGTTACGTGCTATAGCATAAGCTAAACTACGTTGTGGATCAAGTTCCCTTAATCCTTCACGTTTGGTTTGTAGTCTTGATAGTCCACGTGGTTGGTCTTCTGTACGTGCAGATATATTATTCTGTTGCAACCATCCATAGATTGCGTCTACCATAACCTTTGGCGCAGATAGCTTTCTAAACCGATAAGGTGAATTAGATGGTTCACCGCTTTTTAATCCTTTTACACCCTTGTTAACGAAGTCGTAGTATTTAGCTGCATCACTACCTTCAGCGTATCCCATAGATATGCTATAGGTCTGCCCTTCTTTTATTACCTTGCCCGTCTTAATTTGACCTGAAAGTGTACCAGTGCTAACCTTTCCCTGCCTATCTAAATTATCCTGTACTTCCTGAATGAACTGTGCAGCAGCTAATACTAATAACCTTTCAAGTGCAGGAAGTTCACGTGCATCATAATAATCCTTACGATTGCTTTGTGCATCCGCTAAAATTGGTTCTGTTAATGCTGCTAACTGTTCATTAGTGATGGATGGCATTCGGATTTAGAGCCTTTTGGTGCTGCTCTTTATCATAATTAGCTTTAGCCTTCAAGTATGCTAAATCATTTAAGAAGTTGATGGTTGATAAGTTCCATGCTTCTTGAGTTGTGATTCGTTCATATTCAGCCACCAACTGGATGGAATAATGCCACCCGTACTGCTGCATAAAGCTTCCACTATGTGTCTTGCTTCCATGCGTGGCATCTTCGTTTTCGTTGTCAGTTCCTTCACCAAATAATGCTCTAAACTCCAAATCGATTTTAGATATATTTCGCAAAAAAAAACTACGCTACCTAATACCGCAGTAATAGGTGCATCAAGCATATCTGCTGCATAGTCAGCGTGAAGGTCTGCCCTATATTCTGCATCCACCCAAAACCCAAAGCCTAACAATCTCTTTTGTGGATATACCATTGATGCAGCTATCTGATGCAGTTTTGATGTTATAGTACCTTGCCCTGTGAACACCTTTGTTTCGATATAACGAGCGCAGGGCAACCTACGTACATCGTACACACATCTATATCTTCTACCATTGACCTTGATGACAGGAACAGGCTTCGGTTTTATTTCTTGGTGCGTAAATGATAGCATTTTTCCTACCTCATTCAGTTCAGAAATAGTCAAGCTATCCCAATACTTTTCTTCCTTCCCAGTCAAGATATATGCTGACTTTACGATTAAATCAAGTTCACTATTTCCATGCTCTAAATACAATTCAGTCAGTTGTTGGTACTGACTTACTGTAACATTATTCCATGATGTAGGTACTTGTATTTTTGCCATAGGTTACTTTGTTGTAACGGTTATCTTATGTGGTTCTGCTTTCGGATCAAGGATAATTGGTACACCTTTATACATGAGATGTTCTCCAGTGTATTCGAAATCATCATTATCCTGTGAATTCACAAATAGCATCCGGTATACATCTATCCCAACTGTCCAACTAACCTTTACCCCTCTTGCCCAGTTTCCAAACTGAACGAACTTATTAAAGCTAACTTCATGAACGTGCTTGGTGTTTTCCATCCAAGATTTGTACTCACTTAACATTGTTTCGTATGACATAGTGTGTGTTATTTGAAACGAATATCGCAATAATGTGTGATATTTCAAACATTATGTAGAAATATCGTCTATAATGACAGACATTTCATACTATCGTGTGATTATGCGAAAGCATATCTGCCTGTACCTACATTAGCCGACTTGTGATATACTGCTAAAGCCAAAGCGCATACCGTATCATCATGAAATCCCGAAGGTGCGGAATATCTTACACCATGTGCAGTGTATTGATATTCAAATACTTGCAGTTCAGATGTGATGATTCCGTCCGGGAAAGTTACATTGCGCTGATGCATAGCACTTACAAGACCTTCCATGATCATCTGTTTACTCGAACTTGTAAACTTGAAAGGTGTGATAGGCAAACCATCACGCATAAGGTCTTCAACGATAGGATCACCTACACCAGTGCTATCTACTATCATTGGTGCTTTAGGCAGTACCTTAATCCTGTTCCTTGTATCCTTCCAATCAGTCTGAAACCTATCAAAGTATGCCACACTTCCATACTGATCTAAACCTATGATAACTGTAAAGTCACTGCTTTTGGCAAGGTCAATACCATACACCACAACAGGATTAGACGACAACGGGAACGTACACGCATTGATATGTACCAAACCAAAGGGATTCGCAGCATTTTCAGCAGGATCAGCCATGTATTCCTGACGGAAAGCAACCTCCGGCATCTGTCTTTTCGCTGCATCTATTTCCTCTTTATCAATAAACGGGTTATCATAGGTTGTGTACTTGAATGAATCCCAATCTTTTTCACCGCCTTGACCTTTGACAAACAAAGAATAAAAATAGTTTTTACCTCTTGGTGTAGACAGGAAGATAGCTTTACCTCTGTAATCAGTTAACGTTGGTCGTATAGAATTTATCCAACCATCCTCAAGATTAGGTATAAATGATGCTTCATCTATGATAGCAAGATGAAACTTCATGCCACGAAGGTTGTCTAATCTTTCACCCGTGAAGAAACGGATAATACCTCCGTTCATCTGAATAGTAAGATCGGATGCATTCCGCTTTACTGTTGCCGGTAGGTTCTTATCAAGTTCACTAAAGAATGATTTAGCCAGTAGATAGGTTGGTGTGATATAAGCTACCCTGTGTCCTTTGGATGCCTCTACAAGTGCCGTTAATTGGCTTACAAGTGATTTACCGAACCTTCTACCACACATCAATACTTTGAACCTTGCAGTACTATCTAATACTGTCTGTTGTGCAGGATGTGGTTTGTTGGCTATATTTATGACTATCTCAGGCATTCACAGATATCAGTATATCCAAATAGTGTTTAGCTTTCTTAAGGTCTTCAATGCCTCCCTTATCCCTCCACCTGCATACGTACTTTATTATGTTACCTTCGATAAAAGGTATATCATTATCTACTATGAAGGTGATAGGTTGTATCTTCATCCGGTCATAGTGGTTACCTCCTACCTGCTTATTCTGTTCCATAGGTTTCATTATAATATAGTTCTGCATCTTCGAAATATCGGACATCTTCATCTCTTAAACCAAGACTATCTATCTCTCCATCTTGATATCCTTTGTTATACGCTGCTTTAATCTGTTCTTTGTGTATTTGATTGGCTTCGTCAAGTTCATCTAATAAATCCCAATAAAGTTGTTTATCCTTTATCTTTATTTTTTCAATCAATGCATGAACTGCCGTTTGTTGTGCCATTACTTGAAATTTAAATGATATTTAGATTCTTGTGTTCCACTTTGATTCTGATACTTGCTACCTTCTTTCATCCCGTAACTTTCTATAATATCACCTTCCACCCTTGCAAACTCTATC